CCACCAGAGTTTACGTACACGAACACCTTTCCCCACGGGAACAAAGTCTTCTTGTTTCTGCAAGTCATCAAAACTTTTCTTAATCTCATCAAGGCTAACCGTACCAGCCGTGCGCTTATTAAACGCAAAGTCAATCACAACGGTATCTTTATTGACGTACACACATTCAAGGAAAGACGATAAAAACAGCTCCGTGCGTTCAGGCGTTGCGTCACTAATCTTGATAACTTGCTCAACTATGTTGTGTATATCGTCCTCGTTTGTGAGTGTTTTGTGTTTGAACTCTTCAAACCTTAATTTATCGGTTAATTCTTCAACTTTATCTTCAATAGACTTTAGCTCTTTACCTATAAGCGCACCACTTGTATCGCTTACGGTGTCACACAACGCGTGGAACTTTTTCTCAAGCATTGCTATCTCATCTTTGAGTTCGCTGCTTTTATCAGGAACCGTTTTCGCGTAGTCAACTACTAGCGCACACATATCCTCTACATTTTCTTCACAGCGCATAATATCTTTGAGTTCAGTCAACACTTTATCTTCTAGCTTATCCGCAGGAACACAGTTGTTGCACTTTTTATTGATACACTTGTAATAACGATATTTTTTACCAGCTTTACCGTATCCTGACACACCACTCATCATACCCCCGCAATCATAGCAATACAGCCGTGACGTGAGAATGTAATCGTTGTATTTATACGCTCTTGCTTTCATTTTCAATAGTTCCTTTCTAGCTTGTATAGCCGTGAACACATCTTTATCAATTATTGCAGGTATAGCGTCTTCAACTACATGCCCGTTGTAGTCATATACGCCTTTGTAAGCCACATTTTTAAGTATTTTCGATACGGTAGCAGTACACCACAGTGAGTTCCTAGGACTAGGCACACCACTAGCGTTTAAGTGGTTCGCAATCTGTAAAAAAGACCGTCCAGAACAAGCCAGTTCAAATATAAGTTTAACGACTTGTGCTTTCTTATCATCTATGACGTATTTATCGTTCTTATCACGTGTATAGCCGTAAATGCGCCGTCCGTTAGTCTTGCAATGTGCTGCATTGCGCTCAATACCGTTTCTAACCATTCTTGATAGATTAAGTGAATAGTACTCACTTAACACATCGTCCATTGCATTATGTAGAAAAGACGCAGGCTCATCGTTTACAATACCACCCTCGTACACGCTTGCATAAGCGATACCACAGCTACTTAATAAGCGTTTATACTTGCGTGAAATCTCAATATTACGAGCAAAACGGTCGTTTTTATAAACGACTAGTACATCATAGGCGTGTTCTTGCGCGTCATTCATTGCGCGTTGAAATGCAGGGCGCTTGTCATTACGCCCCGTTTTAGCGTAATCGCAATAGCACTCCCCTAGTGTCCAGCCTTGCGACTTTATGAACTTTTTACATTTTTCAACTTGTATCTCAATAGACACATCGCGTTGCGCGTCAGATGAAAACCGTGCGTATACAGCTGCTAACACTACTCACACCACCTTTGCATAGTGCGCTTATCAATAACAGTTATTCAAATTCAGATACAGTATATTTTTTATAATATTCTTCTGCACGCATAATGTTTACGGTATAGCCTTCTAGTTCAAGGATAGCTGCAACAGCAAGGGTATTAGCGTTAGCAATTTTGTAGTAGCCGTTATCGTGTCTGTGGTAGTGTCTGTATAGTGGTTGAGAATAATAATACGCCAAATCAACGTATGCAGGCTTCTTGCCCGCCTTTTGTTCTATCTCATGTATTTTATCGACTGAAAACCGTACGCGCTCTAGGTGCTCTTTGTAGCAATTCTCAAGCAAGTCAAACGCTCTATCAGGAACAGGTACTACACGTTTACTAGTAACGCTTTCCCAGGTTCTCACGGTTCTATCGCTTGTATCACACATATAGGCAACATTACTTAACGCTAAACCTAACGCGTTGCGCATAGCCTTAAATTTAACTTTTCTAGCAAGCATTGTTTCGTCCATAACAGTTCCTTTCCTATTTACTAAAAGCCGCAATAATGTTTTCTCTATCTGCATATAAGAAATGTGCGTCCACAGCTTGTTCATGTTTTTGATAAGCGTTTAGAATATCTTCTGCATTATCTGTATCAAGGTTGAGAAATGCTGCAATATCTGCATTATCGACTTTCACAATATAATCAATCGCAGGTATATATAAACCATCGCTGCAACCTTCATAACCTATTGCGTCAATTGCATTGAAAAAGTCTTTTTCAGTGGTTGCGCTTGTTAGTGTATTCATCGTTGCACCTTTCTATTGTGGTATATTTTTATTATATCGTTAAGTTTGCTATACTAGCTATAACAGTAGCCTCAACGCTTAACGCTTACAGCGTGCGTACCAATGAGGCTCTTGTTATTTTACAGACCTAGCGGGTAAGTGTACGTATACCCGCTTTTTTTATAATTTAATCATATTCTCACCAATTGCGATAAATAAGCGTTTATCACGTTCGCTCATTTTGCGATACAAGTATATAAGCTTGTTTTCGCAGTTATCGTAATCCTCGTTGTTCCCCTCTTTCAAATCGAACAACTCACCAATAGTGCAGTTAAAGTAGCGTGCTAGTTGTGCTGCTTGTTCCATGGTAGGCGATGTGCGCCCGTTTTCGTAATTTTGATACGTCTTGTAACCAATGTTAAACATGCTTGCTAGTTCAGCTTGCGTAAGGTTGCGCGATTTTCTTTTATCTCTAAGACCCATTTTGTACTCCTAAATGTTCAAAAACATTCCTTATTTATCTCTTTGTACAATAAACTGGTATGTTTTATTTTTCAAAGTCAACTTTATCTACTAACCTATCAATAGAAATACCTAGAACAGCACTAATTTTTAAGGCGCGACTAAGTGTTGGTTCTTTAATCTCACCGTTTAATAGTTGGTACACATATGAACGCGTTGTACCTAGTGCATTAGCTAGCTTGATAACTGAAACGTCTTTGCGCTTCATCTCTGCTCTTAAAACGTCCTTAAATAGCATAATATACCGCCTTTCAACAGGTATTTTCATAAAAAATACACATTTATACATACACACTTGACATGTGCAGAATACTATACAATAATACCTTATGTACAGTATACAGTACATAAAGGGAAATTAAAAGTATGTTTCCCTAAAATTTTGCGCATAATGTACAGAATACTAGACAAAGAAAGGAGTAAACGTGGTATCGAACATCAAAGAATGGTTAACAGCCTACAAAGCAAAAACAGGTAAGACCAACGAAGATATTGCGCAAGCAATAGGTATGACCCGCAGAAGCCTTGAAGCAAGGTTATCAGGAGCAAGCGAGTTTAACTTATCTGAAGCAGTTGCATTAGCAAAATTAGTAGGCGTTCCACTATCTACCTTATGCACTAGCCCGTTTGAGTTGAGTAACAAATAGTCAATTCTCAAATCAATACTACCCGCAATTTTGAACCTTGAAAAAAGAATATCTATTACTGTTTCTCGATTGAGCAAGAAACAGACCAAAAACAAAGGTAAATAACTTACAAAACACGAGAAAGGAACAAATATGGATATGACCGATGATGAAATGAGAATTATATACGCGAGTTTGCGATTGAAAGAAGCAGCATTGCGTGAAGTAATAACCGATACACAAACCCATATAGAAACTATCTATCCATTACGCGAAAAGCTTGAGAAAGCATTCAAAACCGCCAAAGAAAAGGAGCAATCATGAAAGAAAAGTCACAAGGCTTGCTAGACCTTACAAAAGTAATCCTTGCCCGCATATTCAGCGAGGACAAGTGCAATCAGCTTACAGATGAACAGCTTGAAATATTAAGCGACATCGTATTACATCACCTTATAAAGCTTGAAACTAGACAACGCACAGTGCTAACGAAGCGTTACGGTATCGGCGGGGGCGATAGCGAAACATTTATAACCATCGGAGACAGCCTAGGCGTTACACGCGAGCGTGTCCGTCAAATCGAACTGAAAGCGATATACCGTTTAGAAAGAGCGGCAAGACCATACCTGATTAAAGCAATGTTCAATATCGAAAGTGAAGAGGCAAGCACAAAATAACGTAAATAACACGATATTTAACTAGACAAGGAGTAGACATGGTAGCACTCACATACAAAGACTTACAAGCGATTAGAGACGCGCTTGCTTTTGCGATGGACGAAGACACTTCATTGGAGTCCAAGCCATACGGGCGCCTGTGGGATGAAATGACAACCGAGATAAACAGATTAGAAGGCACTTGTTCAGATGAAGTATTTCTTATCAAACGTTACGAATTCAGGTAGGAGTAATTATGTACGTATCAAGCTATCCATTCGTGGAAGACGAGGCACGCTTGCTTATGGCAGCCTTAGACTTAAATCAGTACGAAAAGCGAGCAAAAGCAAAAGGCACGAGCGTAGCAGACGAGCTAAACAGCGAAGACCCAAGCTATTTAATTGCGCTGTTTGAAGCCGTAGGACACGACCAAGAAAAGAAAGCAGCGCAAGCAAACAAAGAGGGCTACAAGAAACTGGCGGAGTTTTTTGAAGATAACTACTTCATTTGTATGTTAGTCATCAACAAAATAACGATACATCAGGAAAAATGTCGCCTCAAAGAAAAGAGAACCCTCAATAGTATCAATGAGTAAGAAACAGACCAAAGCACAGTTTAATAACACAATATTAGATTAGAAAAGACAAACCAATGCGATATATAGACATCAAATTTAGTTATAAGCATTGTGTATTGATGAAAGACTTGCTAGAAAGCCGAATAAACAGAACAGACAATCAATACGACAACATATATTACGAAAATGTTTTAACTAAATTCAAAGACGCACTAGAACAAATGGACAATACCCGACAACGTATTTTACGGGTACGTAAGCATGCAGAAGAAAAAGCAAAACAAGCTATTCATGAAAAGGAAGTAAGAAATGACCATGAAACGATGGCAACGCCTTAATATAAAAAACTACAAACCACTGGTATACATTAGCACGCAATATACAAAAAATGTGACACAAGAACGTAACCGAGCATGTAAGTTAATAGAGTTTGTTAAAAATAGAGGCGGGATACCGATTCACCCGTTAATAATTTTTCAATATCCAGAAACAAATTTGTCTATTGAAGATATTAAAAACGGCAGGAAAATTCTTCTAGCGAAATGCGATGAAATTTATGTTTTTGATGATAAAGATACAGAAGACACTCAAGCAGAAATTCAAGCTGCTATTAAACAGCACAGACCTGTTAAAAAATTCTCAATTAGCGAAGTAATCGACACTCTTTCCCCTCTATAAAAGGAGATATATTGAAATCGAAGCTTGATAAGCGTTTAACGCTTGCAGGACTAAGTAGAAAAAAATTCTCTAAAAAATCTAGTATAGAGCTAAGAATTATTCAAAATGCATGTAGTGATGAACGAATAGGCGCAGTAACCACAAGAAAACTGGTTGAAATCGCACAAGAGCTTGACTGTAAATTAAGTGATATTTTCGATGACGAGATAATAACTACCGATAGGCGCGATGAACTCAATCGCGTATATAACGAAATTATTAAATATCTAATACTAAGTACCGATAACAAAGAGATAGATATTTTTGCACGAAAGTTCGCAATCGCGAAATATACAAAACCACAAACGCTTGAAGAAATTGCACTAGCTTACTCAACAACTAAACGAGCTATTAAAGCTTACATACAAAAAAGATTAAACATTATCAGGAGAAACGCAAAATGAAATTAGAACTTACTACTGTTGAAGTAGGTAGAGTTCTCGTTGCGATAAGCAAAGCACAGCAAAGCTATAAAACACACATGAACAGTGCAATCGATTCAAGCGATTATGCGCTGCTGGAAATCGCTACACATGAATACAACCTACTAGAAAACATCAAAGAAAAAATTAGAGATACCGCAGTAAAAGAAAGGAGTACGAATGTTAAATGGAAAAAGTGACGTTAAGCAACATCAGGAAAAACATCAACGACTTGATGAAAACAACAGCTTATACACCGAGCAAGCTGGTATACGAAATAATGAAGCGCAACCACTACAAAACAAACGAACTAGAACTTTCACTATACCTAAAACAAAACGTGAACTCACCAAGAGCAAAAAAGCTGCTCATAGACGTGTATTCAATATTACTGGACGAACAAATACCAACGCTTTCAAAGTCAAGTACTTGTCTGAAACACACAAGCGCTTTCTTGCTCAAGGACTATACAACGCAATAGAGAGGCTTATTTATGAAAAATATAAAAAGGAGTATAGCTAAATGGTTAAATGAACCCGTGCAAGCCTTTGAAAATTCAGACGCACAAAGCCCCCGTTCAACCCTTGTTTTAACGTTTGCAGCATTTATGCTAATGAATTTAATTTTTCTCTACTATTTAATCAGATAAGGAAATACCGATGGAAAATAAGATTGAGTTATTTTCACACCAAAAAACAGCACTAGCGCTTTTACAAGCGAATGACGCATACGCACTTTTTATGGAGCAAGGTACAGGGAAAACGTTCCCTATTCTATTCAGACTAGCCGAGCTTGCACAAGATAAACGCATTACAAACGCGCTTATCGTAGCGCCAAAAGCCGTATGTAAGTCATGGAAAGTGAAAATCGAACAACTGAATACAGAACAAATACAAGCTATCAAATCAATTGACTTGCAGATATGCTCATATGACATTGTGTGGCGACATAACGATATTACAAATGCAAGTTTTGATATGGTGGTGTTCGATGAAGCTCACTACATCAAGACACCCTCGACCCGCAGAACAAAAGCATGTTTGAAACTAGCAGCTAGAGCGAAGTACAAATATATCCTTACGGGTACACCAATTAGTAACGGGCAACTGTGCAATATATGGAGCGAATTTGCAGCGATTGACCCCGTTATATACACAAGCAAGACTAACCGCGAATACATCTACCCCGCTTGTCTAGGCGGAATAAGTTATTACAAATGGTTGGAAAAAGTAGCCGTACTAGATAGATGGCACAAGCCCGTATATTACCGTGACGTAGACAAATTACAAGACATCATAAGCGAGCACTCATATCGAATTACAAAAGATGAGTGTTTAGAACTACCAGAGAAACTACCAGATGAAATACTTACTTGCGACATTGCTTGTAAGAAACTCTACAACGAGTTATTCACTCACTCAACGTATAGCGACAAAGACTACATAGCCGAAAACGCGCTAACACGACTACTTAAATTACGGCAAGTGTGTTCAGGATACTTTGTAGATAGTGACAGCAAAATCGAAAAAGTACCTTGCAAGAAAATCGCTGCACTAAAAGACTTACTCACAGACTTCACAGACCCGTTTGTTGTGTTTTGCGAGTTCACACAGAGTATTAAAAATGTATGTGAGTTGCTAGAGCGCATGGACATTACTTACGTAGTACTTAACGGTAAATCAAAAGGCGATGAATGGAAGACGTTTCAGGAAAACCCGAACATTCAAGCAATCGTTTGCCAATACGCAAGTGGTGCAGCAGGTATTGACCTTTACAAAGCGAGTACTTGTATCTTTTACGAGCCGACATTACGCAGCGAATTAAACGAACAGGCAAAAGACAGGATACACCGCCAAGGGCAGCACCAGCCGTGCAGCTATTATTACTTAATCACTGAAAATTCAATAGAGCAGAAAATCTATGACGCACTATGTAACTATCAAGACTTTACAGTAAAAATCTTTGAAAGTTATCTGAAATCATATACAAAAGGGCAAAAGCTATGAAGCTAGAGGATATAGCGTTTATCGTCTATGACGTGGAAGTTTTTCTACACGACTGGTTAGTAGTTTTCAAAGAAGTAGGCTCAAGTGAGTATGAGTGCATATGGAACAACCGCGACAGCCTAGAGGAGTACATAAGCGATAACGAGGACGCAGTGTTTGTTGGTTTTAATAATAAGCATTATGACCAATACATTATAAAAGGTATCTTAAAAGGCTTACCGCCCGAAGAAATCAAAGAATTATCAGACGACATTATTGCAGGTTGTGACGAACCATGGACGCACCCCCTAATAGAGCATTGTTACTTGAACATGAAACAGTGCGACTTGCGAAATGATACGCAGCGAGGATTATCACTAAAAGCACTTGAAGGGCACTTGTATCTTAATGTACTAGAAAGCAGCATAGACTTTAACTACACCGAAAAGCTCACACATGAACAGCAAGAAGAAGTTACAGAGTATTGTAAACATGACGTATACGCGACAAGTGAGTTTTTTAAGATACGCAGGAGCTATTTAGAAACGAAGCTGCAACTTGCAGAGATATGTGATTGTGACCCGATAAAAGCACTTAACATGACCGACCCGAAACTAGCTGCATTACTGTTCAAAGCAACACCATTTACAAGCGATAAGCGTCACTACACACCACCAAGCGTGATTAAACGTGACTATATACCACAAGAAGTACTAAGTTTTTTTAAGCAGATAAATGATGACAAAATACCAGATGATGAGTTGTTTTCACGAAACTTAACGTATTCAATAGGTGGTTGTGAAATGGTTTACGCGTATGGTGGTTTACATGGTGCGTTGCCAACATATGAAGAACGTCAAAGCGATAAGCGTGTAATCGTTAACTATGACGTTTCAAGCTTATACCCGTCAATCATGATAAATTTTAATATGGTATCACGGGCAATACCAAGTAAAGAAACGTTTTCTAATATCAGGGATATACGCTTTAAGGCTAAGCACACAGGAGATACAGCAACAGCAAACGCGCTAAAATCACCGCTCAACAAGTGTTATGGAGCGATGAAAAACCAATACAACGACTTGTACGACCCGAATATGCAGCTTGCAGTGTGCGTTACAGGACAGCTGCTCATAACCATGCTTATATCAAGGTATGTAGACGTAGATACGGTAAAAATCATTCAGGTTAATACAGACGGCGTGATGTTATCAGTAGATAAAACACACCTAGAAGAAGTAGAAACCGTAAATAAATGGTGGTGCGACTTAACGCAACTTGAACTAGAGCGTGACGATATTGAAGTTATTGTGCAAAAAGACGTTAACAGTTATGCAATGCGTAAAACGAACGGTAAAGAAAAAGTAAAAGGTATAGCCTTGTCACGTGGCATAAATGCGATAGGTGCATGGAGTATAAATAACAACGCAACCATAATAGCTAACGCACTTAAAGATTTTCTACTAAACGCAACGGCACCCGAACAAACCATAAACAGCTGCCCGCGTTGGCAAGAGTTCCAATTCATAGCAAAAGCAGGGAGTAAATACGAGAGTGCATACCACGTAGTAAATGACGAAAAAATACCCGTACAAAAGTGCAATCGCGTTTTCGCAACAACAGATAAGACACAAGGCAAATTATACAAAATAAAGAAAGATACAGGACAAATCGCGAAAATCGAAAGCTTACCCGAACATTGCATGATAGGTAACAACGTTGACGAAATCGATATTATAAAAATCGATAAATCCTACTACATAGATAGAGTATACAAATTAGCCGAAACTTTTAAGAAAGGACAGAAAATGGCAACAAAACAAAAACAGGAGCAAGAGCAGGATATACACTCACTGAACGTATATCAGAAGTTAATGCTTGCACGTGAGGAAATCTCACAAATAGGTATTAAAAAGACAGGTACAAACGACCGACAAGAATACGACTACTTTGAACTAAAAGATATTGTACCTATTCAACTTAAAGTGTTTAAGAAATATGGACTGTTAGAGCACTTTTCAATGAGTAGCGAAAGCACCGATGTATGTCTTGAGAAGAACATAACAATAACCAACCCGGCACAAGCACTAGTAGACGTTATCAATGTAGACAGACCCAATGATGTAATTAGCTTTTCTGCAAGTTGGGGAATTGTACCGCCAATCATATCAAAGAAAACAGGACGTGAAGTAAATACGGATATTCAGCGCAAAGGCGCAGAACAGACTTATATGCGCAGGTACTTGAAATTGATGGTACTAGACCTCGCAGAAAAAGATACGGTAGATACCGAAGATACAGACGATAGCGAACCGAAAGTAACAACGGTGCACAAACCAACTACCCCCGCAACGCCTGAACAGCGCAAAAAAATTCTTGCTAACGAAACTAATTCACAAGCCGACAACTTGCAGATGAAAGCACTAAAAGCACTCATTAAAAAGCTCAATACCGAATACAAGACAACTGCGCCCGAAATTACGAAATACATAAGTGAACTTGCAATTGCGACCGATAAGCTCACACATAGCAAAGATGACAAAGACAAGCCATTTAGCAAAATTGAATGTGAAAAAGCAATCCAAGACCTAGGCAAAATGCGTGACGAACACGAAAAGAAAGGACAAAAATAATGGAACTTACATGGTTAGACGGTAATCGTATTGAAATCGATAAATGCGCGCGCCCGAAGAAAATTACAGGTACAAAACTAGGTGTAATCCTAGGCGCAAACTACTGGAGTACCCCCTTTGAGGCATGGTGCGATATTACAAAAGTATATAAAACACCTTATGAGGAAACGAAATACACTCTAGCAGGTAAAGCAATCGAACCTAAACAGATTAAGTGGTTAGAGGACAGCTTGTATTTAGATAATCTTGTGCGACCAGCAGACGTGTTTGGTAATAACTTTTTCAACACGACATACGGCAACTTTTTTGTAGACCCCGTTTTTGGTGGTATGTGGGACGCGCTGTTAGTAAATAAAGAGATGTGGGACGGTACTAACGCCGACTTGCCAAAATGTACAGAAACAGTTATTGAGTGCAAAACCACAAAGCGTATCGAAGACTGGAAAGACGGCAGCATACCTGAATACTATGCACTGCAAGCAGCACTGTACGCCTACTTGCTCAATTGCGATGACGTTGTAATGGTAGTAACCGCTTTATCTGAAAGCGATTATGACGCACCAGAAGACTTTGTAGTCACCCCTGAAAACACTTTCACGCGTGAATTTAAGGTAAGCGAGCGTTACCCGCACTTTAGAAAAGACATTATTTTGAAAGCGGACAAGTGGTACAAAGACCACGTTATCGGTGGTGTATCACCTAAATACGATGAAAAAGACGCAGAAATTATCAAAGAGTTGCAGAAAAAAACACTCAATCCTGATACCGATATTCATGCAATGCTAGATGAACTTACTGAACTTGAAAGCAAAGTTGATATTGTAATGAGTACCATTGCAGCAGATACCAAGCGTATTAAGAATATCAAAGAACAATTGAAGAAATACGCTACAAACCACCTAGGCGATAACACAAGTTGCGAATTTACGAACGGCAAACTTAAATGTTCATTAAAATTATCAACGTCTTTCAAGCCTGATGAAGATAAACTAAAGGCGGACGGACTATGGAATACATACGTAAAAGAAGTCACCACCAGCCGTTTTACGGTTACAAAAGTTAAATAGAAAGGAAATCAAAATGGCAATGTTAACCTTGACCGAAGCGTTCCGCCCCCTCACCGTAGGCAAAAATCAGTTACTCACCATTACGCATGTTGACTATGACGAAAAGTACATGAAAGCAAAAGTTACGTTCGCAGACGCAGACGGACGCAGCGCCACAGAGTACTTTACTTTCAAAGGCAAAAAGAAAGGGGAAATGAATACCGTAGCACTTTCCATCTTTTCCAATATCGCTTATTGCGCAACTCACGACTTTACTGTACGTGATATTGACCCTACCGAAATCGAAGGCGCAAAAATTATTGCAGAAGTATACGAGCAAGACTATACAAACGAGCAAGGGGAAACGAAGCACTTCATTCACCTAAAAGGCTTTAGAGAAGCACCAATATACGATGACGAAGACGAAGGTCAAGAGGACGTATGGTAATCAATGCGCGAAACGCAACTACAAAAACAGTGCTTGACGTGGTTAAAAGAAACTCATAGTGACGTTTGTGTAGGTGTGAACATTCATGGTGGTGGATACTGTAATAAAGGTTTCCCCGACTTAATCGTATTCACCACCACTGAAACAATCCTAGTTGAACTTAAAAGTAAGCAAAGCGGATACAAAATTCAGCCCGACCAGCTTATATGGAAGAAGCGTTTCGAGAAGATAGGCATACGCTGCTTATGCGTGAAGTCACTAAGCGAGTTCCAAAAGATAATCAATTCAATCGTAAAAAAGGAGTAATCATGGTAAAACTACTTGAAAGTATAGACCCGAAAGACTTTATACCATGCATAAAAACCATTAAAGATAACCGCAGATACAGCACTAAAGTTCCCGCACAAGTGCTTGAAGAAATGCTCAATCGCTCACGGCAAGTGCTACTTTTAGATGAACACACACTATCAATTGACGGCATAATCGCAGTTGACACGAAGTATTTTACGATAGATAAAGACACGGCACTATGGAAACTATAACGAGCACCATACCAGATGAACTCAAGCGCTTGCATAGGTGGTTAGTGGTAGAAAAGCACAGTAAGATACCCTCATGTGCTCACAATGGTAAAAACGCAAGCGTTAGCAATCCTGATACGTGGAGCGACTACAAAACAGCTGTTAATATCGCGCAAAAAGTAGGCGGATACCTAGGTTTTGTTTTCGATGATGACGGTTATGTGGGTATCGATATAGACCACGCAATCGCGCAGGACGGTTTACCCTCACAAGCAGCAATTGACGCTATCAGCTTATGTAAAAGCTATACAGAGCTATCCAAAAGCAGTACAGGTTTTCACATAATACTGAAAGGCAAGCTAGACCGTAGCGGATACGTAAACCACGCAGGTTGGGAAATTTATAGCTCAAAGCGTTATTTTGTACTAACAGGAAACACTACTGTTTTTAATACAATATCGTCAAACCAAGCAGCAATAGATGAACTGTTAACCCGTCATTTTAGCGACTGTGCTGCACCTACTAATGATAGCAATCCTAAATGTATCTATAACCTCACATATACCATACAAGATAACGTTATTAAACCACTATACCCTACCATATCTAGTGGTTCTAGGCATTTATCACTTGTCAGTTTATCAGGGCAACTCAAAAGCGCACTGTTATCTAAAGACGCTATATATAAAGCATTATCGCAGGTAAATCAACAATTTATGCGCCCGCCTTTATCTGAAAAAGAAGTTTTATCTATATACCACTCAACACTAAGAAAGGAGCAATTATGAGTAAACAGGAGTTAGAGCCTTACACTGGTTTAGTTTATCGTGGAATCAATTCAACGGAGTTGTCTATATATGTAGAGCAGATGTGTCAGGCTTTCCTCGACTCTAACCTTAAAATCGCACGTATCAAAAATACTAAAGGCTATGACAGCAGAAAACTTGACCAAGCATTTAGAAACAAAGCCCGTTCAAAGTTTTACAGACAGCGTTTGTCTTATCACTTTCAGCAAGGGCAAATGCTACTCATACGCAAAGATATTGCAGAACATTGCTTTTTATAAGCAGGTGTGATTGATATGACAAAGCAAAATATTTTTAAGAAAATCGCTAAATTTATGGATAAACTCGACCCCCTTAACACCACGTCAATCGCACTAAACGATAACGAAACCTTATACGAGTTTACCGCGTGGAAGCCGCATTGTTTATGGTGTAGCGATACGGGCACCTTTATATATCCTACTGGCTTTGATAACTTTCACGAAGATAAGGGCGATAAGACTTTATACCGCTTTATATGCGAATTTAACGAAGGTAGACGCCTTTGGGCAATCAATAAGTTGTCTTTATGCGAAGACGGAAACGAACAGAAGCGCTTGCAGAAATATATTACTTATGTGACGAAAGCTAATAACGCCGCGCAGCTTGCTAATTTTGTAAAACTATTCAAAGCCTTGTTTGATATATCCTCAAGCAAACTTAACACACAGCCTGATGTGCTAGGTTCTAATTATGGCGTTATTGATATGGATACAAGTTCTCTTTGCCAACAAGAAGATAAACAAACCGTCATGCAATGGTGCGTCACCAAGCGCATAAACGCAGACGTGTTGAGTTCTTTTACCGATATTAAACCAGAAGCGCGCTGGAGGCAATTTGTATACGAAATCATGAGTAAAGATACGGAGAAAACGAACTTTCTGCAACGCGCCCTAGGCTACTCAATTTATGGCGGAAACCCCGAAGAATGCATGTTTATCGCGTGGGGAGCAACAACCAGAAACGGTAAATCAACGCTGCTCAATGCAATAATTGATGTGCTAGGAGATTATGCAAGTGCTGTACCCTCGAACTTTCTACTCACGAAGCGAAACGAGAGTGATACAGACGATGTGTTAGCTAGCCTTGTTGGCAAGCGTTTTGTTGTGTCAAGTGAACCAAAAGAGGGTGTGCGTTTCGATGAAGCAAAGATTAAAGCACTTACTGGTAATGACGTTGTAACCACGTCACGCAAGTTTGGACATACGTTTTCCTACACCCCTGAATTTACTCTATGGTTGAATTGCAACCGTCTACCAGAGATTAAAGACGTATCACTGCTTGCGTCAGGACGTGTTTTCGTCATACCCTTTGAAGTGCATTTTGATAGGTTAAGCAGGGATAGTAACCTAAAGCAGCTTTTCAAAACCCGTGAAGCTAGAACAGCAATTATTGAGTGGCTACTTGAAGGGTATCAAAGTTATAAAGATGAAGGACTAAACCCGCCTGAATGTATCTTACGCAATAATGCTAATTATAACGATGTTGCAGGGAACAGCCTTGACCGCTTTATACGCACATGCTGCAAGCTTGAAACCACTGCAAAAGTTGAAGTAAATATATTCAAGGAAACGTATCAGAAGTGGTGCGAAAACCATTGCGAAGCTGTACTAAGTACACATAAAATGACGCAAGTATTTAACATATTATCGTGTGTAAGACGAAAAAGCAACGGAAAGGTATTTTTATACGGTATCACCATATCAAAGCAGGAAAATGAGGAGTGACTTTTCAAAAAGTCACTGTTTTGCGTTATTTTCTAAAACCGCAGGTAGATTAAAAGTGAGTGCAAAAAGCGACAAAATAAAAAGTCACTGGAAAGTCACTGGAATATGTATTGTTGATAGTTGTAGTCATAGTTAAATGAGTGAATGTGTTAAAAAGATGGTTCTTTTATATATAGTGGTTAAAAAAAAGTCACTCAAAAAGTCACTTGAAAAGTCACTGCTAAAAAAGGGAGATTTTATGTTTTACCAGATAGGAGTAATTGTTGAAAGATTATTGAAAACTAAAAAGGTGCTAAAAGTCACTGTAAATTTTTAATCTAGCAGGGATAAAGTGACAAAGTGACTAAATTATTGTTATATTAAGTTATACGGGGATTTTATAGGTATTTACTATATATATATGCTTATAACACATAAAAAGTCACTGAAAATGAAGTTACATACGATTGTATGTAAGTGGTTCGTGGTGTATAATCGCGTTGAAAGGAGATTGCATGGAAGGTAAAAAACTTGGACGCCCTAAAGGCTCAAAGAACAAGACACCTGAGGAGCGTCAATACAGGCGTGATGTTGAAGCACACGACTGGATTGAACGTAAGCGAGCGTTTAAGGAAAACAAGGCTGCGGAGTATAACGAGCGTGAAGCGGATAAGAACAGGAGCATTATCAACTTTACGCGGGAACTGTTCATGCTTGACGACTTTGATTACGAGGACGTGAACGCGATTAAGGGTAGATTTTATGAATATCTTGACATTTGCGATAGGTATGGTATAAAACCGATGGTGAACTCAATGTGTACCGCGTTGAAAATCTCAAAGAACGCGTTTTGGGGATTAGTTTCAGGTAACTACAACTATCCATATCGAAATGTAACCCCAGATGGGATACGGTTTTTGCAACAATGTTACGATTTTTTACAAACTTCTTGGGAGACTTCTCTAACCGCTGAAAACGGCAATCCATGCAAATGGTTTTTCCTTGGAAAAAATTATTTTGGGTATGAAGACACCACGGTTCATATCAACCGTGACGAGCCTGAAACAAAGATGTTGCCGAGTGTGGAAGAAGTAACCGAAAAATATGCGCTTGATGTTGGCAAAGTGTGTCAACTACCATCAGGCGATTAAACGACTTTCAAACGCGAACGACTTTGAAAAATTTTCGACTTTCGACTATCAAACGACTTTCAAACGACTTTCAACCCGAAAAATTACACACTTCTCCCCTGTTTATGCAGGGGATTTTTTATTTTTATTGTGGTAAAATACGCTATGCAGCATTGAATAACGGTGTTGTCGTAAGATTAAATAAGCGTTTCGTGCGTTTATTGAAAATACTTAAAATAATCGTTCTACCGCACAAATTAGGTATAGTTTTACTTATAAAGGTATAAATACTCATTAGAAACAAAAATAGCACCTTAAAATGCATTCTGTGGCTTTCAATAATGGCTATTTTAGCGTGTAAAATTAAACATAGCGTATAACACGGGTGCAATGCGTGATGGTTGTTATTGATTGTGATTTGTGTATGAATTGTGAAGATAATCGTGCACGGCTTGTAATCAGTGCTGCGCGGTTTTTAGTACAATATTTTCAGATGGTAAAATTTAATTGTATACAAGGTATTAACGCATAAAAAAGCACCACCAGTAACGGCGGCGCATTGAGTGGTGTTTATTTTTGCCGACCTAGTACATCGAACAAGACAAAAAACGGGAACAGCAGCAACATTATTGCAAAATACATAGTTATCCTTCCACTTATAATTAGTAAATATCGTTGTAAAAACATCCTTGCCAGTGCTCTAGTGCCTCAAGTTTTATTTTATTGTTTATTGCATTAGTCGTTAACAAATAATATTGTAAATCTTTTATAATTTTTTCGGCGTTTTCCCAAATAAAAACACCATCTAAATTTTTTTCATATTTATTTTTAAATTTATAAGCTAGTTCTTCAAATATTTCGGTGTAGTGTCCCTCTTGCGCCTCTAATTTTTCAAATTCGGCTTTCTCATTAGGTTTTATAAACTGTCTTAAAGTTCTAACAAACTGATAATTGGGTACTGCAATTATTGATTGCACTATCGCTAAACTATAAAAATAGCCTCGTTTGTATACATCTTCATAAACTTCACTGTCACAACATAACTCTATAAATTTTTCTTTATCTCCTGCACGATAAGCATCTATTAACGCATATGACAATTCAATATCACCCATCATAATTAGCACTCCTTTTATAATTATAAATTTTCAGCCCTGTAACTGTAATTTGTTTCTACTGGTGTAAGTGTACCGTTCATTGTTATTTCTTTTATAATTGTTGTAAATTCGTCGGTTTTATAATCATAAACATTGATAGTAGCAAGGTTATAGATACCTTTTTGTAACTCAAGTTTTACCTTTTCAATTGCTCCGCGCTCGGACGTAATATCAATTTCCTCGTATTGTTTTTCTCCTGTTGAATAATATTTTATTACATATTCAAACGGTTGTGTGTCGGCATAACTTAAAACATCATGTACAAATATACTATTTAATTTAATATAATATTCGTATTTCAATTTACAATCTATGTTGCTGCGTTCAATTTCTTTGTAAGCGTTTTTATAATTTGTTAATTTATCATCAGGAACAATGTTATAAGTAATATCCTCACATGTGAACAATAAAAAGTCTTTTAATTTTTTCGCATAATCGTAACCTGTACTAGCTTGTATAGCTTTGTGTGTTTTGTTCAATATCTCCTTTGTTTCTTTGTCTATTTTCCACAAGTCCTCAAATTTATTAGTGGTTTCCATTTTGAACACTCCTTTTTTGTTTATTACTCGGCGTTTATAGACAAATAATCTTCTAAATCTTCAATAATCTTTTCAGCGTTATCCCAAATCAACATACTATCCAAATCCTCTTCATATGTACAATACAAGTCGAGTGCTAGGTCGTTAGCCTCTGCAAAATACGGCTTGAACTTCCCTTCATCATTGAGGCTATCAAGCATTGTTACAAGCACAAAATTTTTTTCATCATCATCCGCAACACACTTATATAAATTGTCGATAAAAGCGCTATTGTTCTCGGTAATTACAGACATTACAACGCCTAATCCGTGAAAATTACCGTTAACTGATGTGTTCTCTATGTTCGTTGTGTAGCACAAGTTTACAAATTTTTCTTGGTTGTCCGCTTTTTGTGCTGCTTTGAGATTATTCAACAATTCTTTATCTAACATTGTAGTTCCTTTCTTTGCGGTTACCCTGCTATATACATACGATTGTATGTATTGTAGACAAGCTACATACGTTTGCATGTTGTCGGTGCGATTGCTTGCACTTGCTACATACGTTTGTATGTGCTTATCTTTGTGTATTTATAGTATAGCTTTTTGTCCTTTAAGTCAAGCACTTTTTACAAGTTTTTTTGAAAAAAATTTCCCCTACCCCCTACAGTACATGGGAGTATATAAATATGTAAAGGTAAGTGCATTGAGCAAAAAAATTATAAAAAAGGGTATTTACACATACAATTGTATGTAGTACACTGTTACCAACGTGAGAAAGGTACAACAATGAACGCACAAGAAACATTAAGATACTTATTAAAGTTAAACCACATATCACAAAACGAACTAGCAAGACGATGTGATATACCACAACAATATGTATCTAAAGCCCTGACAAGAAAGTCAATAACCACTAAAACCCTGCATAAGTTCCTCAAGTATATAGGCTACAAAATATACATTGTTCCATCTTCTAAACGTGCAATGCCAGACTGTTTTGAGATTGAGGAGTAGTCATGTATTACGGATATGTACGCGTATCAAGCGCAGAACAAAATGAAACAAGACAAGTACTGAAAATGCAGCAATTAGGTATTGAGCGTAAAAATATCTACATTGACAAAACCTCTGGTAAAGATTTGAACAGAAAAGCATATCAAGAACTCATGAGCGTGGTGCAAAAATATGACACTATCTATATTGACTCGCTAGATAGACTAGGGCGTAAATATGAGGACATTATTACTGAATGGAAACGACTTACACGCGATGTAGGTGTAGATATTATCTGTCTTGACTTAGACTTTTTCAATTCTAAAAAGTTTCATGATATGGGCGCTATGGGTGTATGTGTTGAGGATATGCTGCTTGCTCTATTAGCTTACGTTGCGCAAACAGAACGCATAAAGATTAAACAAAGACAAGCTGAAGGAATAGCGATTGCGCGTGCAGCGGGTAAATACAAAAATTGTGGGCGCAAAAAACTACACTTTGAAGCAGATGAGTTAGCACAAGCACAAGCTTGCTTAGATAGTGGTGGAACGCTTACACAAGCAAGTAAACTGCTGGGCGTTTCTTATAAATCTGTGTATAGGCTTATTGATAGAGGACTAATTAAACACAAGAAAAGACGGTGATTGTATGGTGATGAATGTAATTGACTTGTATTGCGGTGGTGGCGGTTTAAGTGAACCGTTTCAAGACACAAAAAAGTACAACATTGTGGCGCAAGTAGATAAATGCGATGTGTATCTCAAGGGTATGCGCCTACGCAATGCGTTTCATTACCTGAAAAGTAAAAACAGGCTAGATATTTACGAAAAATATGTGCTAGGTAGAATAAATGAGCCTCGGTTTTGGGAAAGTGTACCGTTTAGTTTGTTTGATAAGGCGGTGGAGTTTGATATACAACCTGATAATACAGATGAACTAATAGCTATGCTAGAAACGCGCCTAGACGGTGCAAAACTCGATATACTGCTTGCTTCTCCTGCATTTTCAAAACTCAATGACTTAGGCTCTAATAAAGATGACAACGTGAATAAGGGTATGACTACTCTGCTGCCTATTGTGCGTGTGTTAAACAAGTTCAAGCCTGCATATAGTATCTGTGAGTTTTCAACGGAAGTTATGCGCTATAAATCTAAACACTATTCTATCCTTGAGATGTTTGTACGTGTGGCGGGCGCGTGCGGGTATAAATGTGAAACGAAAAAGCTAGATTATTTTGAGTACGGTATATCGCAAAAAACACAACGCGTGGTAGTTTTCTGCATGCGTGACGATATACATTCACGTGTTTCATTTTTTGATTGTCTTAGAAAACTGAAACAACGTCCACTAACACCGAAAGAACTATTAGCTGACTTACCTGCATTAAGTGGGCACAATGAAGAATTTGATTATGTGTGCGAACCACAAAACAAGCTTATAAAAGACTATTATCGTGCAAACAACACGCTGCTAACAGCACAAGTGGCGCGGGAAACGAACGATAAAGGGAAAAAGATATTAAAGACTATTTTTGACGCGTCTGAACCAAAACCTGATGAGGTGATGTGGGTAACTAAAGAGGGTAAACACACTGCTGAATTAGCTAAACTACGCGGTCAAGGTTACGGTATCGTCAATGGTGACTATTTAGCCCCTAGTATCAAATTTAGGTATTGTGAAGCAACATTTGTGTTTCATTGGGATATAAAACAACAACGTTCGTTTAGTGTGCGTGAGATATATCGTATACAAGGTGTTCCAGATGATTATACAACGCTGGTTGTACCATCAGAAGAAAGGCGTGTAGCGATTGTACTCTCTCCTATGTATGTGACTAATAAATTTGAGAAAGCACTTAGATGTGTGATGAAACATACATGTGACGCACCTGATATAACTACCATTGATGACGCGTTTTTAAGATTGTGCAAAATGGCGGAAATTGCAGCGGGAACACTTGATGATAACGTGTTTTTTGACGCGATAACCGTGCTAAAACAACTCAAAGATGAAAACGTGATGTACGAAACAGCACTTGCACGCTATTTTTATGAGATTGCACGCGATAAGATTGTAGAGTGTGGTAAAGACGTTGAAAAAGCACGCAAAATACGTCAACACATGAATGTGATACTTAAATATAATGCACCTGATGACTTAGATATGTATATGCTTTACATGGAAAACAAGCGCAAGCCCGAACAGCGTTTCTGGTTGCCTAGACGTCACGTGTTAGCGCCTGTTGCGCAAGGTTTTCAAGCACTTGCAGATGACTTAATAGACCTGCTGGTTATCTGCTTACCTCCGCGTGTTGGCAAGTCTACACTCGGTATTTTTGCGCTTACGTGGCACATGGGTAAAACACCATCTCAAGCGCATTTAATGAGCGGTCATAGTAGTGTTTTGACTGACGGTTTCTACAAAGAAGCACTAAACATTATCAACGATAAAGACACCTATTGTTACAGTGACGTGTTTCCTGACGCTAAACTGGTATCGAAAAGTGCTGAATACAAAACCATTGACTTAAAAAGACGTTCGCGTTTCCCGTCTTTAACTTGCCGTTCTATTGACGGTACACTGACTGGTGCGGTAGAAGTTAGTAAACAAGGCTGGTTATATTGTGACGACTTAGTTTCAGACCGTGAAGAAGCGCTATCTGTTAACCGTATGGATAAACTGTATGACGCGTACGCTAACCAACTGAAAGACCGTATGTTAGATGGCGCTAAAGAAATACATGTAGGAACGCGCTGGGTGCCGAATGATGTTATAGGTCACGTACTCGAAACGCGCGGGGACAGCCCCCGCAGCCGTGTGATTATCATACCTGCACTCAATGACGAGGAACAGACTAATTTTGACTATTTATACGACCTAGGCTTTTCATCTGAATACTACTTAGAAATGCGCGAAACATTGCGCGATACAGGTGCAGAGGACTCGTGGTGTGCAAAATACCTCGGTAAACCGTATTTTATTGGCGGTTTGATGTTTCCAGAAGAACAATTGAAGTTTTTCGATAACTTGCCTGACGGTGAGCCTGACGCGGTATTAGCCGTATGTGACACTAAAAACCGTGGTAAAGACTACGCGGTACAGCCTATTGTTAAGGTGTATAACGGTAAACATTATGTAGTAGATGTTATATGTGACAATTCCCTACCTGAAATAGTTGAGCCTAGACTAACAGATAGCCTTGTAAGAAACGGCGTACAGATGGCACTGTATGAATCAAACAATGCTGGTGGTAGGATTGCGCTATCCATTGCAGAAGAATGTAAAAACCGTGGTTTAACAATTGAGATTAAAACTAAATACTCAACTGAAAACAAAGAAACAAGGATACTGGTTGATTCTGGTTGGATTAAAGAGAATTGTTATTTTAAGAGAAACGGTTTAACACCTGACTATAAAAAGTTTTTGAAAATGTTAACGTCTTATAGTACAGAGGGTAGAAACGCGCACGATGACGCTCCAGACGCAATGAGTATGTATAAACGGTTTGTGAGTGCGAACATTGAGGCGCAAGTTGAACCTATGCAACGTCCGTTTTAATATAAGTAAATAAATTACATAATACACAACTATATTGCACAATAATATTGCAAAATTTACATAGTTCAGTTGAACTATGTAATAAGGCGAAACCTCTTTGCCTATGAACGGTACAGCTTGATATGCGTTCCTCACGTTATTGACTGCTTCATTTTATATCAACTGTACCGTTTACCATTGCGATTAAGGCGGTAATATTGAGCGGTAGAGTATGTAACGGGCGCACACAAGTTGTAGTAGATTATGAGCGCATAACACAAGATAATGTGGTTAAGGCGTTACAGACTGCTTTACCTAGTTTTGAACGCAATATTGCTGAAATCAATTACTTGTGGGAGTACTACAAGGGTAAACAAGAAATATTAAACCGCGAAAAGAATATCCGTCCTGAAATCAACAACAAAGTAGTTGTTAACATTGCACAAGAAATTGTAGCGTTTAAGATTGGTTACCAACTCGCCGAACCATTACAATACACTGCTCGTATGCAAAGTAGTTCTGATAACGCAGAACTCTACGAACAAAAACTTGAGCAAGTGACACAACTCAACACACTTATGTTTGCGGAAGATAAAGCAGCACACGATAGAGACTTGTTTGAGTGGTTATGTATTGCTGGTATCGGTTTTAGAATGATACAAGCAGACACAGACGATGTAGCGACTAATTACGAACAACTTGACGATAGTCCTTTTGAAATCTACACGCTAGACCCTAGGAAAACGTGCGTTGTTCGCTCAAGTCTTTACCACAACAAGCCTCTGATGGCTATCTACAAGACAAAAGATGTCGAAAATGATAAGCCTATCTATAATGTATACACAGAAGATGTGCTGTACACCATTAAAGATAACAACGTAATCAATTCTCGCGCGCACACCTACGGTAGCATACCTATTATTGAGTATAGACTTAATAACGCGCGTATGGGTGTTTTTGAACCTGTTTTAGACACGCTAGACGCAATCAACAACATTGAAAGTAACAGACTTGATGATGTAGAGCAGACAATACAATCGCTGATAAAATTCATCAACTGTAATATTGATGATAAAAAAATAGAACAGATGAGAAAACTAGGCGCGGTTAAGGTTAAGTCAATAGACCCTGCACTAAAAGCAGATATTGATGTTATTAAAACTGACTTAGACCAAAGTGGCGTACAAGCGCTGAAAGATGACTTGTATAAAAGCGTCATTAAGATATGCGGTATGCCGAACAGTGGTGACGCAGCTTCTTCGTCTGATACTGGTGCAGCTGTTTTATTGCGTGACGGTTGGACGCTTGCAGAAGCACACGCGAAAAGCTACGAATTACAATTTAAGACTGCTGAAAGAGAATTTTTGCGTGTGGTACTTAATATCTGCAAGCAAAGTATTAAAACAGACTTTTCGTTGAACTCGAAAGATATTGAGTTTTCATTCAATAGGCGCAATTATGAAAATATCCTTGTGAAGTCACAAGTACTAACTACTATGCTATCAAGCGATAAAATACACCCTCAACTCGCGTTTCAGTCTTGTGGTTTGTTTACAGACCCTGACGCGGCTTATAAGCAATCATGTGAATACGCAGAAGACAACAAAGAAGACGAACAAGACGATACGCAAGCTGACACAGATAATCTCATTTTACCTGCTTCACAAGCAGCAACACCTGAACCTGACAAGGGCGTTACCACTGTTATTAACAGTGTTCGCGATATAAAAAGCACTCATGCGTTAAATGAGAAAGAATAAGCATGTAGTAAGCGTCATTACTACGTTAAGGAGTAGGAAATGAAAAGAGAAGAAGTCAAGGCTATATTTAAGAACGCAACTGATGAAGAAGTTGATAGTATCTTAAACAAAATATCTAGTGAGCTAAACCCGCTAAAAACGCAGCTAGCTAGCATGACACAAGAACGCGATACAACTACAAGTGAGCTGAATACTTATCGTGAAAATGAAGTGTTACTCAAACAACAATTAGACGCTGCAACGCAGAAAATTGAAGCTGGTTTGAGTGATGAAGAAAAGCTTGCACAACGAGAACAAGCAGCTGCACAACGCGAACAAGAGTTTATTTTGAAATCTAATAGACTAGACGCTAAAGAAGTGTTAGTGCAATCTGGGTATTTTGACACAGACGCAATCGAAAAGTTAGTAGAACAAGTTGTAAGTGCAGATAGTGAGCAGACGAAAACGCTTGCGCAAAGTATTGTAGATACCGTGAAAGCACAACGAGAACTAGTAGCACAACAAACACAAAATGAGCTGCTTAAAAGCAATCCAAAACCTGACGGCGTTGGTGGTGACAACACACCTACAACGGTAGAAAACTTTTTGAAGTTGCCCTACAAAGAACAGTTGCAACTTAAAGAACAAAACCCTGATATTCTCAAAACTTTGAAGAAATGAGGACTAAATGAAAATGGTTACGATTGGGAACACAAAGTTCCCGTTTGATGAAGAACTGTTCGCATTAAGTTTTGAACAGCAACCTGACTTAGTTAAAAATGCGATGGTTAACAGTGGTGCGATGGTTATTGATGACTATGTAGCGTCACTTATTGCTAATGGTGGTAATTACTACACCGTTCCTTTCTACAATACGCTTGCTGATGAGGAACAAGACAACTACGATGGCGCAACTGATATGAGCGTATCAGACGCAAGTGGTGCAGCACAAAGTGGTGTTGTTTATGGACGTATGAAAGCGTGGCGCGCGCCTCAATTTGCAGCAGATATTACAAAGGCTGACCCTATGGGCGCTATTGCTGCTGGTATTGCACCGTATTACACGAAACAACGACAAAAGCGCCTTGTCGGTATTACTAACGCTGTATTATCGCTTGATGAGATGAAATCGCATTGTGTGACTAAAAAAGCACTCACTGAAAACACGCTCTCTGACGTGTCGCAAGAAATCTGGGGTGACGCTAAAGACAACATTACTTTGGCTGTTATGCACAGTTCTGTTGCACAAGTTTTTGAAGACTTGAGCCGTGCGCAATATCTTCGTTACACTGACGCAACGGGTATGACGCGTGAAGTACGCACCATTACTGTAAACGGTATTTTGTGTGTAATTGACGATACGGTTGGTAAAAACACTGCTGCACCTAGCGGACGTGGTGGAGACAATGCTGCTGCAACTTATGATACTTACCTGTTTGGTGCTGGTGCTATCCGTTATGCAAACGCACCTGTAAATAATCCTGTTGAAGTGTGGCGTGACGCTGTTAAGTTTGGTGGTATCGACTTTATCGGCACACGTGTTCGTGAAACAATCCACCCGAACGGTTTTACTTTCAAAAAGCCTGCTAACATGACTAACTCGCCTACTAATGCGCAGCTGTTCGATAAGAGCAATTGGCAACTTGCCTACAAAGACCCGCGTGCTGTATTCATTGGTAAGGTAACCACACCTGCTGCAAACGCACAGTAAGGGCGCACTATGACTAATGAGGAAATGGCAATGTTGACAAAATTGCTGCTTGATAATCCGCGTTTTGATAAGTTTGTACCCTACTACTTAGAAAACGCAAAGGCGGTAATTATCAACACAATGTATCCGTATGATACTAGTAAGACGTGGGAAGATATACCAACTGTACACCACACCAAGGCTGTTGATATTGCCGTTTACCTTATCAATAAGCGTGGTGCAGAGGGTGAAACGCAACATAGTGAAAGTGGTGTGTCTCGCACATACGAAAGTGCAGATATACCGAAAAGTTTGTTACGTGGTATTGCCCCCTATGTTGGTGTTATTTAGGTAGGTTTATATGGCTAATTTAGTTATTGATGTGTCTAAACACCAAGGTATTTTCGATTGGGACGCGGTTGTAGGAGAGATTGACGGTGCAATTATCCGTATGGGCTATGGCGGTAATGACGCACGCCAAGACGATGAGCAATACGAGCGAAATGTTCAAGAGTGCTTGCGTCTAGGAATACCATTTAGCTGCTATTTGTATTCATACGCGGATAGTGACGAAAAAAGCTACAGTGAAGCACAACATGCCTTGCGCTTACTGCCGCCTGCTGATGAGCTTGCATATCCTGTGTATCTTGACGTTGAAGAACAGAATAAGGCGTTCCATTTTAGACGTGCAATTGAGATATGGGCGGAAGTGCTAGAGCCACAAGGTTATACGGTTGGTTATTATTCAGGACGCTATTTAGCTAACCAAGAACGGTTGTTTGAGTTGCCGTATAGCGCATGGATAGCTGAATATAACAGTAAACTGCACTATGACTACGATGTAGACGCATGGCAATTCACGTCACAAGCCTGTTACGGTGGATACGCACCACTTGACGCAAGCTATTTTTACATTGACGCTAAAAAGAAAGATGAGGACGATATGAGCATTTATGAACCATATAACGGACCTGCTGAAACACCACAAAGCGGTGCAAGTTTAGCAGATAGAATTTGTTATATTGACGCATACACAAGTACATTATGCGCGCAAGTAGCAGCCCTTAGCGCAGCTGTTGAAACACTTGCAAAATCGCAAGGCGTTGACGCAAACGCGGTTACTGCTGCTGTTACAGACGCTGTACGCGCTAAACTCGCTGACTTGAAAATCACGGTAAACTAACATGCGTAATTTAGCTAGAGATACACAGCCCGTCTATATAGCACGTTATATAGGTAAGGTAATGCAACAAGTAAACGGTAAGCTTACTGGTAAGCATGTTGTGTCTTATAGCAATCCTGTTGTGTTTTATCCAACCGTTACAATGGCGCGTGGGCAAAGTCAAGGTGACTTTTTTGGAGTGAACCTAGACTATGAAAAAGTACTCACTATTGACGACCCTACGTTTGCCGTAAGCGAAACAGATGTATTGTTTGTTGATGTTCCTGCTGGTAAAACATTTAGCGAACTACCCTATGACTATACGATAAAGAAAGTCGCACGCAAAGGTGACTTTACTGTTATAGCTATTAAACGTGTTGAAGTTGGTAAAAGTGAAGTTAAAAGTACAACTAACGCACGATAGTGTTGCTAATGCGATTAAACAGTTGGATACGTATACACAAACGTTCGATAAAAAGGTATCGCGGTTTCTCAAGCGTCTAGCTGAACTCGGTGTAGAAGTTGCGACTGCTACGGTACACAAAGACACTGGGTATCTTAGCAGCATGATACATTTTGAACGTAAGAACAAACATACATACATGGTGGTATCGGACGGTGAATACGCACTGTTTGTTGAGTTTGGAACAGGCGTTGTTGGTGAGGGAACATATAAAGGTGAATTGCCTAGTTGGTATACCTACAATGCTATGTTGACACCACAAGCACATGACAAACAAGACCCTACAAAGTGGTATTACTACGATGATTATGGGCGGGTTAGAAGCACTCGCGGACAAGTAGCAAACAACTACATGCTAGCTGCTAGTGAAAAGATGAAACAACAAGTAGTAACTATCGCGAAAGAAGTATTTAATGATTGATGTTGAGATTGATATTTTCGATAAAGTGGCGCGTAAGGTTTTAGAACAATTCCCTGACGCATATGTGGCAAGTGAACATGTGCTGCAGCCTAGTTCGTTTCCTTGCGTTGTTATTGAAGAAGTATCCAACATTGAAGATGTAAATACACGTGATAGTTCTATGATAGAAAATGTAAGCATTTTAGTATATAACGTAAATGTTTACAGTAATAAGCCTGATGAACAGAAACAAGAATGTAAGAGCATTATTCAGATAGTAGACGATGAATTGCGTAAATGTAACATGAATAGAGTATTTTACGGTGCTATTGATAATGTTCAAGACCCTACTATTTATCGGGTAATTGCACGCTACACAGGGCGTGTTGATTATAACAACAATCTGTATTGGAGGTAAATTTATGGCAACACCTATCAACACTTACATGTCGTATCTTATGACAAGTGAGGACGGCGCAACGTGGACAAAACTTATCGATATTAAGGAGTTCCCTGACTTAGGTTCTACACCACCTACGTTGGATACCACCACGCTTAGCGATAACATGCACACCTATATCAATGATATTGCTGATACGGGCGGCGGTCTTGAGTTTAACTTGAACTACTCTAAAGACGATTATGCAAAACTTTCAGAAATTAGCGGTAAAGAAAAGCACTACGCTATCTGGTTTGGTGGCAAAGATGAACAAGGTACGGTAACGCCTGACGGTAGCCACGGTAAGTTTACATTCAAAGGTATTTTGAGTGTATGGAAAAAAGGCGGTGGCGTTGGTGCTGTACAGGAAATGGGTATTAGTATCGCACCGTCAACTGTTATTAAGTTTGCTTAACTAGATTGAAAGAGAGGTTTCGCCTTATGACAACTACAAAAACACCTGCTAAAAAAGCTACAAAGACTAATAAACCACAAGAAGTGGAAAGCAGAGCACAAAAGGTACTAGCAGCTGAAAATACTAATAAAGTACCGAAAAAAATCTGTTTTGACTTTGAGGGCACAACGTATACGTTGGCGTTCGATAGGTCTTCAATCTCTAAAATGGAAGAAGCTTACGGGTTTGACTTAAACGATGTTGTGAACAATAAAGCAAACATTGATATTACTACCATCGATGTAATATTTAGAGGTGCTTTTATCAAGTACCACCCGTTTATCACAGATGAAGTTATTGATGAAATTCAAACACAACTAACAGCAAAAATGGAGTTGTACAAAATTCTAGCACTTATGTTCTATCAAGCTATTGAAAGCATTTTCTCTGAACCTGCAGATAAGGGAAAAGCAATCAGTTGGGTGAGGATGTAGCAACTCACACCAACGAAAACACATACCATTCTGTTACTAAACTTTTCAAGGATTATTATCCTGAATTTTTGGCAATGGGCATGAGCTACGATGAATATTGGTACGGTGACTTTGAGCTAACGCGATATTATCGCAAGGCTTATGAGTTAAAGCTAGAAAGACAATATTATGATGAATGGCGTCAAGGTATATATGTTCTAGAAGCGTTATTAGCAGCCTCGCCTGCTTATAGAGAAATGGGCAAGGGTATTGAACATGAATATCCGAAACAGCCGTTGTTTGGCAAGCTTGCGAAAAATACCGAAAAGGATGATTATACTAAAATGTTAGAGAATAAACAACATTTTATGGAGCTTGCGAACAGAATAAATGATAAAATAAACAAAGAAGCATAAATAAAAGAGGTTTCGCCTTTTCTGCAACACAGAAAGGGCGTATATGGCAAGCGAAACAATTGATAGTCTTGTTATAGATATTAGCGCGAACGCTAATGGTTCTGCACAACAAATCAAACAACTTGCTACAGCGCTTACTCAACTTGATAAAAGTGTTGGTGCGTCTGGTGTCAAATTATCTAAATTAGCAAGTGGTATATCTTCGCTAGGCGGTGTACTTAAAAGTGTTAGTACTGCTAATCTAGGTAATCTTTCTCAACTAAAAGTATTAAATGATATTAGAATATCTCCTGCACTAGGTACTAATTTACAAAAATTAAGTGGCGCGCTAAACGGTTTGAACGCTAGCGCAATTGATAAACTAGGTATGCTGCGCAACTTAGAAGCGTTAAACGGTATCAAAATTAGTTCTTCTGTACCGAACTCAATTACTAAACTAGCTGCTGCAATCAATATGATACCTGCTAATATTGCGTCTAAAATTGGCGGATTGACAAGCGGTTTATTGCCTTTGCGCGGTTTAGACAAGTTAAATATACGCGGTGCAATAAAAGGCTTGCGTGAATTGCCTGCTGTTCTTGCTGAATATGATAAATTAAACGTACGTAACCTATGTTCACAACTTGATATGCTTATGCCACGGTTAAATTCATTATCCGCTGCAACTGAACGTTTCAAGTTATCACTGGACGGCATGCCTCGTTCATTTTCAACTGCTGCGGGCGCTACACGTTCAATTGTATCTGCTAATGCGAAATTAAACGATGACTTTAAGACGTCACGTTTTACGCTTACTGGACTTATCAATAAATACTTTGTTTTAACTGGGGCTTTATACGTTGCTAAAGGTTCAATAGGTAAATGTGTTAACGATGTAAATTCATACATTGAGAACATGAACTTGTTTGAAGCGTCAATGGGACAATACACCAAAGAAGCAACTGAATACGGTATGATGTTGCAAAATGTCATGGGTATTGACTTTGGTGAGTGGGCGCGTAATCAAGGTGTGTTTCAAACGCTTATTACTGGTATGGGTGAAACAGCAGACCATGCAAAAGATATGTCTAAACAACTCACGCAACTAGGCTATGATATATCTTCGTTCTATAACATATCTGTTGAAGAAGCAATGTTAAAACTACAATCGGGCGTTGCTGGTGAGCTTGAGCCGTTAAGGCGCTTAGGTTGGGACTTATCGGTTGCACGTATGCAGCTTGAAGCAACAAAACTCGGTATTGACGAAAACGTCAATTCAATGACACAAGCTGAAAAAGTTGGTTTTCGTTACTACATGATTATGAACCAGGTAACGCAAGTTCATGGTGATATGGCGCGTACCTTAAACTCCCCTGCTAACCAACTACGTATTTTACAAGCACAGTTAACACTTGCTGCACGTGCAATCGGTAACTTATTCATACCTATGGTAAATGCTATCTTGCCTATTGCTATTGGTGCTGCAAAGGCTATCCGTTTTCTTGCTGAAACAATCGCTAGTTTCTTTGGTATAGACGCAAAGTTTGAAGTTGACTATTCAGGCTTGGATACAAGCGGTATATCTACTGGTGGTACTGATGACTTAGCAGATTCATTAGATAATGTGGGTAAACAAGCTGGTGGCGCTAACAAGAAGATGAAAGAACTACAAAAGAGCGTCATGGGTTTTGATGAGTTGAATAAACTCAACGATAACAAAGACGATAACGGCGCTGGTGGTGGCGGTGGCGCTGGTGGTGTTGGCGGTGGTGCTGGTAAATTCAAGCTGCCTATTGATAAATACGATTTTCTCAAAGGCTTACAAGATAAACTCTCAAAAATAACAGATGATATTGGCAAAAAACTTGCTGATGTGTTCAAACACCTATTGCCATTTGTAGCGGGTATCGGTGCTGCTATTGGTGCTTGGAAGTTGCGCGGTAAGTTACTCAAAGGGCTTGCCGAAATGGAAAAACATTTAGGCGGTATTCAAAGTTATGTAGACGCTAGAGGTAAGAAAACAGCAAAGAAAGCAGAGAAAAAGCGTGCTAAAAAAGCAGCTAAAAGAAGAAAACGCGCGCTGGCTAAAGGTGAAGTTGAGCGCAGAAAGATAACAGGACGCAAGAAGATTGAAAAATCAGATAGCGATATTGATATTATAGACGGGTCAATCGGTGAGCCGAAACGCAAGCATTATAGGAAAATATCTGAAAAGCCGAAAGGTGTTAGAGGAAAACACGTTCGTGCTAAACACGCGAAACAATCTAAAACATTGTGGCGCGGTATTGATATGAGTGCTAAAGAAGCACGTGTGTATTCTATTGATGAATATGAAGCAATGCAAGGTAAACACGCTGCACCACCACGACAACAACGTAAACCATTCAAGAAGAAGTTACGCAGCTTAGGTAAGAAAATAGCGCCTGAACGCTTTGCAGAACATGCAGCAAAAGCACCTGTTAGTGAATTAGGTGGTTTTGAAAAAGCTGGTGCAAAGATAGCTAATATCAGTTCAAAACTTGCTAAATTACGCGGCGCGCTAAAAGGTATTGGCTTTGCTGGTGTGGCAAGTGGTATTTTTAGCGTTGTAACACGTTTAGTAGATTTAAGTTTATTTTCTGAAAAGTTTAGACGCGGTATATCGGGTATTGCTGGCGGTTTTGTAGCAATGTTCAAAGGTTTAGGCGGTATCTTAAAGAATGTTGGCGGTTGGTTTGCTGGTATAGGCAAACAAGTAGGTGATTTTACTAACACAATTGATAACAACTACTTAGGCGGTACGCTTAAAAATCTTTGTGGTTTCTTTACAGACTTAGGAAAAGCACTAGATGTTGACTGGGGAGACGCGTTTATCGCCATATCTGGTGGTTTGATGTTGCTTAACCCTGCTACAGCACCGTTAGGTTTAATGTTGTTATTGTTTGAGGGTATCACATTAGCCGTGCGTGCGGTTGGTGACGCACTTTCCCCGTGTGCAGAACAAGTTGATAATTTTGCTGGAGTTAGTGAAGAAGGGGCAGAACGCTTTGGCTCGTCTATTGATAGCATGCGTGGTGCTATGCGTGAGATTGAAGAAGACAGCTGGGGTGACAAAATTATCACAGAAGAAGACGTACAATCGATTGAAAAAAAGACTAACGATATTAAAAACACGATAATCAACAACTTAGACGCTAGCAAGAACAAAGAACTAGGTCAGATTGACTTTATGAGTAGGTATTTAACCGAAGATGAAGTACAAGCTGCAAAAGATAGAATTAACAGTGTATATGAAAACGAAAAACAATCTACTATAAGTGGTACAAACGAAGTACAAAGTATTTTACAAAAAGCGTCTAGCGAAAAACGTTCACTCACAGAAGATGAAAGCAATCGTATCAATGAGATATTAGGTGAACAATATCAACGTATGCTGGATACGTCTGGTGCTGGTGCGGAAGATATAGCTAAAATATCTGAAAACATGAAGAAGAACAAAGAAGCGGACGCACTTGCAGCAGCAGAAACAGTTATCGGTGCTGCTATAAAAACAAGAGATGAAGCTATAGAAAACGCAAATCAACAATACGATGGTGTTGTTGAACAAGCTAAAAAGATGTATCAAGCTGGAGAAATTAGCAAAGAGCGATACGACGAGATAACAAAAGCTGCTGAAACTGATAGAGATAACACTGTAAAAGCAACTAATGATAAATTCGATAAGGTATGCAAGAAAACGCGTGAGGGTTTAGGTGACGTTTCTAACAAGTTTGATTTTACAACGGGTAAAACAAAGACTAAATGGCAAATGTTCACAGAAGGTTTAAGTAATACATGGAACAAAGTATGGAATGCGATAACTGGTTTTTGGAATAATACGATTATGCCTATATTCAACAACATATGCGGTTTCTTTGCTAGTGTTGGTGAGCAAATATCTAAATTCTTATCAGACCCTGTTGGATATATTCAAGGTATATGGCAAGGTATATGCGACTGGTTCTATTGGAACGTTATCAAGCCTGTTACAGACGCGTTCAATGATATTGTTGAGAATATTACTCGACCATTTAGAGATGCTAAACGCGCGATTGAGGATATTTTTGGGCGTATTCACATTAAATGGAGTCACTTTGACTTGCCGTTTGGCGGTGGGCAAATATCCGTACCAACTGGTATCGCGTTTTACGCTAACGGTGGTTTCCCTGATGTTGGGCAATTATTTATGGCACGTGAAAACGGTATACCTGAAATGGTTGGTAGCATGGGCGGTAAAAACGCTGTTGCTAATAACGCACAAATCGTTGAGGGTATCGAACAAGGTGTAATGCGTGCGATGTTGCAAGTACTACCTGCATTTAATAGTAATAACGGTACGGACGGTAATGTGACAATGGTTCTCAACGTTGGTAATGAAGAATTAGCACGTGCGGTAAATAAGGGCAACGCGTCACTCATAAGACGCGGGCAAGTTGATACAAGCGTAATGTTTATGTAGGTGATTATATGGCAATGCTAGAAGTAGGGGAAACAATAGACGACTTGCGAGAAATATCGCTAGACCCGTCAAGCTTAGAGTGGGGGTTACAAGATATATCCGCTGGTGACGCTGGGCGTGTACAAGACGCTGGTAATACCATGTATAAAATGCGCACGTCACAAAAACGTAAACTCATGCTAACGTGGACGTTGCCAACACAAGAGCAAACGACTGAAATTTTAAGGGCGTTTAATCCTGAATATATCTTTGTTCGCTATTACGACCCGCTAGACGGTGACTTGAATATACGTGAGTTCTATACGGGTGATAAAAAAGCACCGTTTAAGTGGTATAACTTGCCTGAAAAGGGTACGCGTTTCACAACATTATCGTTTGATATTATCGAAAGGTAACGTATGTTAGAAGCAAGTACTGAATTTAAGACTAAAATTATCAATAATTCAAAAACGATATTAAAAGCAAATCTGCATTTTGCCAACGGTGAAACGCTAGCTTTAACTGGTGATGACTTTATTTTTAGTAGTGCTAAATTCAGTGACGCGGTAGCAAGCGATAATGTGTTTAGTGTTGGTGCAGCTATCATAAACAAGTTCACTATCACACTTAACAACTTATACGACAAGTTTTCAAAATACGACTTTACAGGCGCAACGATTGAACCGTTTGTAGGTGTGATACTTGATAATGGTGAGATAGAGTGGGTAGCTAAAGGCGTATATGGTATTGAACAACCAAAGTCATACGAAGCAACGATAACGCTTGATTGCTTAGATAATATGCGTTTACTTGAGAAGAACTATAAAGATATACCAACTCACTACCCTGCAACGCTGGGTGATATTGTACGCGATATAGTCAAATATTGCGGAGTTATACTTATTACAAACACATTCACACATGATGATTATGTTGTTAACACAAGACCTGATGACGATGGGTTAAGTTGTATAGACGTGTTAAGTGCAGCAATGCAAATAAGTGTAAATTACGCACGATTTACCAACAAAGGTGAACTAGAGCTTAAATGGTATAACACTAAAGTCTTTGAAAACGAAGATTGGCTAGACGGTGGTGTATACGACAACGCTACACCTTATGCAACTGGTGACAAAGCAGACGGCGGTACGTTTGAATACACAGACGGTGACAACATAAACGGTGGTAAATTCGATGAAAATAAATATGTGCATTTATACGCGTTATCACAAATAGGTGTTAGTACAGATGACGTTGTTATTACTGGTTTACGCGTAAAAGCATGTGACGCTGAAACGGGCAAAGGTGAGGATAAAAAAGGTGAAACTGTTTTAGTTGGTAAAGATGGTTATGTAATTGAGTTTTCTAACAACGCACTCATTGAGTTTGGTAGAGCTAATGAAGTAGCTAAAAATGCTGCACCAAAGTTGCTAGGTATGCGGTTTAGACTGTTCGATGTATCAAGTATACCTAATCCGCTTATTGAAGCTGGTGACGCTGTTTTAATAACTGATAGAAAGCAAAACAGCTACAAAAGCTACATTACCCGCTTAAACTATCAGATAGGTTCATATACAACACTTTCATGCGGCGGGGAAACGCCTAGCAGAAACAACGCACATACTTACAGTGAGATAACTAAAAACTTTGTTCAAATGCGCAAAAAGATACGACAAGAACAAACAGAGCGTGAAATTGCAGTAAAGCAACTTAATGAAAATATTGAAAATTCATCTGGTATGTATACAACAACTGAAACGCAGAGTGACGGTTCAACCATTACCTACCTGCACAATAAACCAACGATTGCAGATTCAAAGATAGTATGGAAGCTTACAGCGGACGCGTTCGCGCTATCTAACGATGGTGGCAACCACTATAACTATGCGATTGACGCTAGCGGAAACGCAATACTTAACAAGATATACGCGGTAGGCTTGAACGCAGACTTTATCAAAACAGGTTCTTTTACCGTTAAAGATAAAGACAACCGTATCATTTTCAGTGCTGATAAAGACACAGGAAAAGTTATCTTGAGTAGTGACTGTGTGAGTATCGGTGGTGAAAAACTCACAAAGGTTGTAAACGGTGTTAAAGCACGCTATGCAATATCTAATACAGATAGTAGTTCTAAAAACAAGTACGCAGCTTGTGACGGTTTTGAGTTGACAGACGGTGCCGTTGTCAATGTTCGTTTTACTAAAGGTAATACAGCTAAAGAAACGACCTTAAATGTTAACGGCACTGGTGATAAACCTATGGTGTACAAAGGTAGCTGGTTACCTGATAAAGACGCGTGGCAAGACAACGATATTTTAACGTTTGTATACACAAGTTCTAACGATTGGTGGAACTTAGTTGATAGTGGCGCTAATAGTAAATTGGAAACGTTGAGAAACAGCATTAGCCTATCTGTAAATGGTTCACTAGGAAATAGAGCAAATATTACATTAGGTGTAGGTGATAGAAAAACAAGTGCTGATATAGATATGAGTGGTATTAGACGAGCGTTCGCAAACGATAATTCATATGTAACGGTTACAGCTGGTGAGGTAAATTTTGTAAGCAATACATTTAGCGTTGATAGTAATTATTTTAAGGTTAACAGATGGGGAGAATTAACAGCAACTAGGGGTATTGTTGGCGGTTTTAATATTGATGAGTATTCAATATGGAACTCTATGATGATATTAAATAAGAATGGTCTAAATTTTTATAGAGATGAAACGCGAAAAACACTTATAGGTACTATTGGCTGGTCTTATATGAAAGGTTACGAACATTTTAAGGGAATAGCGTTCAATTTAGACAGTGACGGTGAATTTATGACGTGGGGGGTTAGGGAAGATAAAAACAATGACTCATATAGCATAAAATTAACTTATTATAGTAAAAATTTTAAGGGTAATTTATACGACCACTTTTATTTTCACGCACCTGTTGATTTTACAGACCACTATTGTACAAGCATGAAAATACGCGTCAGCAGCCTAGACGCGTCTGAAATTATAAATTCATCAATTTATAACTGTAATTTACGTCAATGTAATTTTGATGTTAGTAATTTAGGCTGCTGGGCGTGGGGAAACAATGGTTTAGGTATAGATAGTATGTATCACACAATCACAATCAACGGTAGGTCATGGGACGATGACGCAACACACGGCGTACAGCAAGATTACAACCTATATTTTGTAAACGGACTATTGCAAAAAATAACGATTTAAGGAGTGAAATTGAAATACATAGTTGATATTGGAACACCACTACCCCCTATTGAAGAACTAATTGGCAAGACAGAAAAGGAGCAAAATGAAATACTCAAACGGACAGATGTATCAGTATCGCGAACAATTGAAGAATTTATTAGAGAGGAAGGACAAGCTAGGATACGCAGCAGCGCGGAATACAAGACTGTTGAACACGGAACTAACGGAGTTCGACAAGATGAAAAACGACTTGATAATCAAATACGGAACAAAAGAAGTTGATAAGGACGGTAAAGAAACTGGAAATATTGTTGTAACACCTGATAGCGACCGCATGAATGACTTTTTAGAAGAAATGCAGCGATATTCAACTATTACACATGATGTTAATCTTTTTCAACTGAATTACACGGACGCTATCGGGCAATTAAGCGGTAAAGAATTATTAGACTTAGATTTTATGTTCAAAGATGAGTAAGGGAAAGCATGGAAGCAGCGGTAGTTGTAGCAATAATCGCACTAATACAAGGCTTGGGAGTAGCCTATATCAACGGTGTAGTTACACGTGATAGACGAAAAGAAGAAGAATATGTTAAGGCGCATTTTGAACGTGACAAGACAACATACGAACTTTTATTCGCTATGTCTGATGGTTTAGAAGTTCTACTCAAAAAGGCGCACGGTGACGCGGTAAATGGTGATGTAGAGGAAGCATTAAGTATGGTAAAAATTGCAAAAAATAAACTAAACAACTTATGTAACTCACAGATAGCGAGGCTGTAATGGAAGACAATAAACCTGTTGAATACAGCAAAGTAATAGTGGGTATATGCTTAGTTACCGTCATTGTGTTTACAATCGCTTGTTTTATCTACGCATGGTACGGTAAAAGTATAGACAGCACACTCACTCTTTGTTTCTTTGGTTGTTTTGGTATTGAGTTCGCGTCTTTGGCAGCAATCAAACATAGTAAAAATAAATATGATATAAAAAAGAGTAATAAAGGTATGCAAATGCCTAAAATAGATACGGAAGAATAGAAAGGTTTTATTATGAATACATTAGTAACGAAAGTTTGCAGCCGTAAGTTTTTGTTAAGTCTTGCTGCATTTTTAGCAGCATTTTTCGGTGGTGTGGCAGGTGTTATTCCACCTGAATGGTGCGCAATTGGTATGGCGTTATCTGCTGGTATTTATGCAGCATGTGAAGCGTATGTTGACGGACAGAGCGTTAAAGCAACGACTAAAAATGTAAGTGTTACAGCAACTAGTACTGATAAAGAAACAGTCAAGAAAATTGCTGAAAATTAAGGAGTAATAAACATGGCTATACAAAACAGACGTGGTTTTTATGATAAGTTCGACCCTTCACGCCTTGTTGCTGGTGAGTGGGCAATCGTACTAGACGGTGACAAAAACGCACCAGACGGCAAAAGCGCTTACGTTTGTTTTGCAGCTGGTAATGTAAAGCGTGTGGCGTTGTTTGAAGATATGAGTACAAATATCAAGAAAGCAAACAGTGAGATTATTGAAGAACTCACAGCAGCTACAAACAGCGCTACACAAAAAGCGACTGAAACAACGGAAAAATGCGAAAACACGATTAAGAAAAGTGAAGAAACAACCGCTGCAACAATTGCAGCAAAAGAAGACTGTGTACAAGCTACACAAGCATGTAAGACAAGTACAGAGCAATCACAAAACACGACACAAGAAACGAAAGACGCTACAAACGCTTGCAATGCTGCTACAAGTGAAAGCAAGGCTAGCACACAAACAGCAACAGAAACACTTGAAAAACTTAACACAAGTGAAAACGAACGCACAGCAGCTGAAAAAGTGCGTGTAGAAAACGAGAATACACGTATTAGCAATGAGCAGAAGCGCGTAAGCGATGAAAGCGAACGTGCAAGCGCAGAACAGACACGTAAAAGCAATGAAGATGAACGACTTACGCACGAAAACACACGCCTAGACGCTGAAAAAGTACGCGTTGAAAGTGAGAACACACGTGTAGAAAGCGAAAAAGCGCGCACAAGTGCAGAACAAACACGCGTGCAAACGGAAACAGAACGTATTAACAACGAAAAAATGCGTGTTTATAATGAAAATGCGCGTAAAAATGAAGAAGAAACGCGTATAAACAACGAAAAAGCACGTATTGAAAAAGAAGATAATCGACTTACAGATGAAGAAAAGCGTGTTAGTGCAGAAAAAGAACGTGCAGAAAAAGAAAACGCACGCATAAGCGCGGAAGAAACGCGTGTTAGCAATGAAAGTGCACGTGTAGATGAAGAAAACAGCCGAAAATTACGTTTCAAAGAGATGATAGACGCTGCCCAAAACGTTAAATTTAAGGTACTTGAAGATAATCATGTAAACGAGAAAGGTGTGCCAACTATTGAGGGTACAGCTGGTGTTATTTACCTTGTAAAAGATAAGAAAAGTAGTGACACAAACCATTATATTGAATGGTTTTACTACAATAATAAATGGGAAATTTTCGGTACAACTAACGCTACCATGGACGCTGTACCAGCTAACTTGATAAGTTACATTTGTAATCATGGTATCGATAAAACGGATACCATGATAGAAATTGGAGTATTTGATTTTAAGTTTGATAACACAAGAGTACTAAAAGAAGATGGTGCTAAAATACTATGTGAGAAATTATTCAGGAATAATATAGAACAAAATAAAAACAACAATGCCACTTTACGAGCAATAGATAACAACAAAACAGAAATAAAGCAACTAAAAGATAATAAAGCCGACAAAACCGAACTCACAACTAAAGCCGACAAAACAGAAGTAGAACAACTAAAGAAAGATAAAGCAGATAAAACAGACGTAGACCAATTAAAAGAAGTCAAGGCTGATAAAAGTGCATTAGAAACACTAGATAAAAACAAAGCAGATAAAAGTGCATTAGAAACACTAGATAAAAACAAAGCAGATAAAAGTGCATTAGAAACACTAGATAAACAAATAAAAAAAAATGGAGACGATATTAGAAAAAACGGTAAGAAAACTTATACAGCATTAAAAATACAAAATAACGGTTTGTTATATGACACATGTTATGTATATATTACTATTGAGCCTAAATTTGTAACTATCAAAATATATATCAATGTGAAAAATATTGGTATATTACAATCTTGTTATGATGATTTAAGTATCAATATTATAAGTAGTTACTTTCACACTCTGTATAACTTGCTACAACCGAATCAAACATACATAACTGGTACTATAACTGGTACGATAGATAAAAATGTTATACACCCCTATAATTTTATCAACTCTAGCACGAATGTTATTAAGTGGGTAACGACAATCAAACCATTAACAGAAAAAGACACGATATTTTATGAAATAACATACCCAACTAAAAATACTAACGTGATAGATGAAACTACACTTAATGCTGTAAACAAAGACCTTAAAAGCATGATGGAAAATATAGATTTAACCAACATTGTTGCAGGTGCAGAAGCGTTCTTAGCATAATAACTACATTGAGTATAGATGTGTTTTATTAGCACAATTATATTTTATAAAATTTAGCAACTATGTGTATATTTTGATAGCGAAAACACACGACCGTTACAAACAAAAAGTGTTCGTGTAGCCAGAACTTTAGCCCACCAGAGTTTACGTACACGAACACCTTTCCCCACGGGAACAAAGTCTTCTTGTTTCTGCAAGTCATCAAAACTTTTCT